TGCAAGAAGAAAGTCACTGTTTGCTGTAAGCATTCTTGCAGCGTTTAATCTATTTTGCTGATCAGTAATTGCGTTAGTTCCACTAACAGCAGGATCTGTACCTGTGCTTTGAATATGGAAGTTAATATACTGAATGTATGATGCTAGTCCGTTGTCTACAAGGTTAGCTGCAACATTGTCTGATGTAATAGTTACTGAATTAATAATCTCTAGTCCGTCACCTGTTGGTGGTCCAGGATTAAATAATCCTGATGGAACTTGATCTGTAATTACTGTAACAGTTTTGTCGTTTCCTGCTGTAGGTGTAACGTTGTTGCCTTCTAAAATATTTCTAATAACACCTTGCAAGTGTGTACTAGCTGCAATTCTGTAAATTGCATCGTTTGCCATTTCTGTAATTGCAGGGCGAGGTTCAATTCTTGAAGATCTCAGTTCTTCTCCTAGTACTACTGTTCTAGGTGGAAGGTCTAGTGGAAGAATTTCTTTAAACACTCCAGTAGTTAACTGAATAGTATTAAAACCTGCGAAGCCGTCATCACATAGTTCAACTGCATATCTAATTGTTTTTACAGGTTTAAAAGGATCAATACCTGCATTTGGATTTGATCTATCGTCAACACCAATAATTGGATCTACATGAAAGTATCTTGCACTTCTTCCCCAGTTATCATATTCAAGTGTGTCGTTTGCACCAATTTGTAATAATGTTTCTTCTGTTCCAAGAGGCACATTAGTTGCACCAAGGGTTGATGTATCACCTGATAATCCTCTGCTTAATCCAAAAGTTAACAAATCACCTGGATTAACAAGACCTACATTTTCAGCACCTTGTAATAGTAAATCCCAATATGTAAATCCGCTTCCGTTATCTCCTGGAAAGTTTTCGCTTGACGCTACATGCTCAACATTAGCTTTATACGCCGAACCTCTGTAAGTAATTACATCGCCTACTGCATAAGTTACTGCGGTAGTCCAAGCGTTTTTCCACGCCTGACCATTAATAATAAGTTCCCAGTTACCTGCATCTAAATAATCTAAAGAGCTACCATCACTAGTTGTGTCTAGTGTTGCAACATAAATTGATCCACCACGTTCAACAACATCACCAGTTTTATAACTAGTTGCCGATGCCCATGAACCTGCTAAATTATAACCTTTTGAAATAACAGCCCAATCAATTTCGCCGCCTTGTGCATAAATTGAGTCGCCGGGTATTCTAGAAGTATTATTTGTTAGTGCGGTATAAACATACCCACCGTGTTGTACTACATCGCCAACTCCGTATTCCTCAGAATTTTGCCAAATGCCTTTAACTTTACTTCCAGGTACTTCTGTTATAAAATTAGCACTATAAAAAGTACTTGTAGTAGTATGGGGTGTGAGTACTCTTAAAAGTGCGCCACCACGCTTAACAAGGTCTTGTGCTTTATATCTAGTAGCTTCTGCATACTCACCTTTGTAAGTTACGCCATAATAATAAGTTGTCCATTTAAACTGATCGTCTTCTAATCCAAGTGCAAGGGTTGCAGCAGATGTGTGTGCAGTATTACAACGATAAACAATACCGCCATAATTAATAATGTCTCCAACTCCGTATGTTGTAGCAACTGTCCAAGCATTACCCCAGTCATTACCTGCAACAAAAATTGCCCAGTTAGCAACGTCTGCATTAAAATCTGCTGTTGATGTATGTCCTGTTACAGCTATCCATAAGTTACCACCATCGTCAACAATATCACCTGGATAGTAAACTGTAGAGCCAGCCCATGCATTTTTAAACGCACGACCATCTGCCATCTTAACCCAAGCTGGGCGATTTATAGTTTCACCTGAAGCAATGTAATCTACGTCTGCTTTAAAGTTGGTTGAAGTGTGCCCTCTTAGAGCAATATAACTACTTCCGCTATATTCTACAACATCATCAATTGTGTAAGCTGTTGCAGTCGTCCATGTACTTTTCCAAGTATATCTAAGTCGACTTATTTTAAACTCTGCCATTATTTAACCCCTAGCTTGATGTTCCTGACGGATAAGTGTAGTTCTGATTAATTCTTTGAACTAGCATACCTTCATCGTCAATATAATATAAAATACTTCTTTGGTCCCATTTATATTGGGTCCAAAACATATTTTCTTTTGTTTTTACATGTTCTGCACTAATGCCGTCAAAGAAGTCAACCCCTGGTTCAAAATCCTCAAATGTTTCTTCTGGAGGACCAGGTAAGTTAATATCAATTGAATCTTTGTCTTTCAACTGATCACTTCTTATTAGGTAAATCTCGCCGTCAGTGTTACGTCTAAGCGCATAAAAATATCTAGGGCTATCACCTAATGATTCATCTGGACTTTGGCCGAAATAATATGGACTTGGCATATTCTATATCTCCCTATGATATCTCTACAAAACTAATTGTAGCATCAACGCTAGAATCAGTATCGCTTGTTATTCTTAACCCAGCCGTTGCTGGCAAAATTAATCGTTCACCTTGAGTAATTACTTTAGCACTTGAACCCGGAGGAATCGGTACTGATCGAGCGTAATTACCTACTGTTGAATTTTCATCAACTACTTGTACATCTACTACAACTGTGTCGTAGTCTGAATTATTTGCAAGGTTACAACCTACTACGGTTGCTTTAACACCTTCTTGAATTTGTAGCACGTCAACAGGTACAGTACCAATATCTGTTACTACGTTTTGTTTAAATACTGTTGGCATACTATTTTCCTTATCCTAACATTAGAGCAAATGATGCTGCAATTGTGTTTGCTTGAATTTCTGATACCGCACCAGACGCACCAGCTGGACTTGCCCAAGCTGAGCCTGTCCAAATTTCAATAGCTTTTGCATCTGTGTTATATCTTGTCATTCCTGCAACTGCATATGATGTTGGTCTTTGAGCATCGTTACCTCTAGGAGGAACAAAGCCGTTGTTGGTATCAATTTTAAAATAACCTGTACCACTTTGTACAATCTGTGTAATCGCTCCAGCTTGTACGTTAGTAATAGTGTTGTTTGAAAATCTAAAATTACCTAGTCTTGCACCACCAGTACCGTTACCGTCAATTGTTAAATCAGTACCTGGTGCTGATGTAATAGTGCTATCTCTAAAAGTTAAATCACCAATATCTAATGTTGGAAGATTTAAAGTTGTTGTATATAAATCATTAACATGGATCTCTTTCCATCTTAATGTTGTTGAACCTAACTTGTATGTGTTATCAGTTTCTGGAATTAAATCACTAGCAATACTTGCATTAAATTCAATTGTATCTGTTAATGCATCACCAATAGTGATGTTGCCGCCAATAGTAATATTACCGTCAGCGTTTACATTACCAGTAACATAAAGATCACCGTCAATATTAGTATTGTTTGTTACTTCTAATGTTCCAGCGCCGTTAGGACGAAGTTCTAAATTAGTGTTTGATACTGTAGTTGAAATTACATTACCTGTAAGTTGTAGATCATCTACTTGTAATTTAGAATTATAAATTACTGGATCTGAACCTGAAGGTGCAAATGAAATAGTATTAAGTGTACTGGAAATAGTGTTACCAGTAATGCTTAAATTTCCTACATCTAGTTGATTGTCTACAGTAAGTGTTGTGGAACGTGTAGTTCCGATGACGTCGATGTCCGTGGTAGGCGAAGCATTATTAACTCCGATACGAGCATTATTTACATCTAAATAAAGTAGGTCATTCTCAAAAGCTAGGTCAACCCCATCACGGATGAGATTTGCTTTCAAGAGCGGCCCTGATATACGACCAATTGCCATTACGCTCTCCTATACACGGGGATCCTGTCCCTCTAGCCACATTACATTGCGGGCTAACCACAGTAAAAGGTTAATGCTTGGTTTGCATTAACAGTAGTATTTAGCAATTTGTGTAAATTAACCTAAGATAAGGCTGTATACGTCACCTAGATCTTCCATAAGATCTTCGCTGATTTCAGCACCACCACCAGTTGCTACAGCGTATCCATCATTACTTTGTACGCCTACTGTTATTGTTATATCGTTTGCTGGGCTAGAGCCTCCTGGAATTTTAGTTCCTGGAATGTAAATTTGGTCACCTTGTTGATATCCGATGCCTACAGACATAAACTGTTCAACTGTTACAGATTCACTAAAAATGTTCATTCTACAAGTAAATCCACTTCCGTATACAGAGTTAGTTGTAGTAGTTCCTGATAGTATATTAGCCGAGTCTGGTAGTCCTGTAAATGATCCGTTAACTGTAACTGCTTCAACAATTCCAGCAAAACATTCCATTATCTGCTCATCAGTGTTCCATCTAGTATCGCCAATTTCTGGTAGTCCTGGTCTTTGTGCATTTGTTCCTGCTGGCATTTTAAATGCACTGTCGCCCATAAAGCGCAGATATCCTATACCAGTACTTCCTACACTAAATGCATCATTACCTAAGTTATGAATATTATTAGTTTCAATTTTTGAACCATCAATATAAAAATCACCAGAGGCAGATACTAAGAAAGTATCTTCGTTTGATTGGGATGTTGTAATAGTATTAACGCCTGTTTCGCCTCTAATACTAAGAATGTTACTTACTAATGCACCCATTGGGCGTACAGTATTTGTATTAAGTAAGTCATCTGGAGTGTGTAACTCACTAAATCTTCTAGGAGTAGAATCATTCTCGTCTTGCCCAAAGCTAAATGTATCTGTTGTGCCTGGATTAATATCTTGTGTAAGATCAGGATTAATAACTACAACGTCAAATGGACTATCACCAACAGTAATGCGGCCTGCTGTAGAAAAGTCACCATGTACTAATATTAATAGATCCAGTACCACTAGCTGTTAGTGTAATTGAATCATCTGTGCTTTTACCTTGTATAAAGTTATCGCTAATATCTAAATTGTCTGTTTGCAATCTTTGGAAAAATAAATAATCGCTTGGATCAACGTATGGTCCTTTTGTTAAAAGGTAATCATTACCAGCAACAAAATTGGCATTTATAAGAGCTGTTGCTGCGTCTCTTCTAGCAGCATAATCTGATGATGAGCTTCTTGGCAAGGATGCAATACTAGGCGGATATACTACTTCGGGTGAATCAATAGAATCAAATTCAAAATACATCATAGCCCAGATACCATTTGCATAGCCACCTGATACTTGAGGAATCCAATGGCTACTAGTTCCGTTAATTGTAAATCCTATGATTGGCGTACCATCTGGTTGGTTAATGTAAAGCGTATCAGATCCGTCTACTGTAAACGCAGTGTTAAAACTTGCAGGAAATGCACTATAAAATTTTCCTATGTTTGAAAACGGAAAGGCTCCAAACGTTCCTCCAATTAACGTACTAAAACTAAACTCGTTTGGACGTAAGTCGTCTTCAGCAATGTACCCATCTCCGTTAACATTCGTAAGCGCACCGGGTTGTAAGTATTGTCCGTTTATCGTACCAGGTTTGAATTGAGCAGTTATACTTGTTTGTGGGTTTGGTGATCCAAGATTTATATTTAACGGACCTGATATAGTTGAAAATGTACTTGGAGCAGTAATTAAAACATTATCTAATCTTGCTTGTGATGTTGCTTCAGCGTTTGTTGTTGATACATTAGTTCTAATATCTAAGTCATACAGAGGAGTATCTGTTTTTATTCCTATTCTATTATTAGTAACATCAAGAAACAATAGCGGAGTAGCATCAAAAGTTGTATTAGAAAACTTTAGATCAAGCCCCTGTCTTTCTATGTTAGGTGCTAGAAGATGTCCGCCTATGCGCCCAAGCTGTGACATTAGTTAGAGAATCCGTAGAATGTAGTTAGGTACTTACTAAATGGTACTGGAGATGTAAACTTAAAATAATATCCATCAGCATATGGTGCATTTGGCCCTGTTAAATTTCCGGCAACACTTTGTTCTAGTGTAAAGTTAGTAGTTGGAATTTGTAAAACGTTCTCAACTAAACACAAAACGTTGTTTGCACTTGTTGATTCAAATACTGGACCAAAAACAGTTTCTGTTCCGTCTCCTGGTCCTAATGTTTGCACTGTAATAGCAGAAGCTGCTGGTTGCACAACTAGTTCCCAGTTGCCGCCAACATATGCTTCAACTGCTGTAATATCAGTATTGTATCTAATTGTTCCGTCTGCTGTGCCTGGTTGTCTAACACCTACCAAATCAGGTCGTTGTGCTGAAGTTCCTTTAGGCAACATTAATCCGCCTTTAGTATCCATAACAACTCTTCCATACGGATTAATTGATATTGCATTATCGCTTGGACTGTATTTTGACGTTGTTTGAAATTTTAAAAACTTCATTAGTGTTTCCCCTTATACCGGCAATGTACTAACTGTAACTGTAATTAAATTTGCTGTATCTGTACCAACCCAAATTTCATCACCTGCATCTAAAATAATTTTTTCATCACTAAAGAATACAGTTTCACCTGCAGGTACTATAAGTTTACTAACAATTAAATTGTCAGTATCTGGTGACTCACCAGCATTTACCAAGTACAAGCTAACTAGGCATGTGTTTACAGATTCGTCTGTAATAGTTGGTGTTCCAGTATTACACAGTATCATTGTTGTAATTGCGTTTACTTGTCCTATCGGTGCGCTGCCACCTGCTCCAACTGGTTCACCAGTTACAGAACTTGTGTATACTTTTTGCGGAACACTTACATCTGTTGAAGTAATTTTTGCGTTTTTAATCATTGTTTATTCCTCTAAAATAAAATACTATACAGTAATGCTCTATTTCTATTTACAAGCTCACCTGTACGTGTATTGTTGGTAAAGAATACGCCAGTTTGTCCTAACTCTTCATCATTGTGATACAATATAGTTGAGTTATTTACATACGCAGGCGTTACTGCAATTTTTTCAACTTGCAGGCCGTAATTAAATACAACCTTTCCTGTTCCTTGTGTGCGTAAAGAAATATTACCGTTAGTATCGTTGTTTGTTATTTCGTTGCCAAGTACTTCTAGATCTTGCAATTGTACTCTGTTCTTAAAAAATTGTCCAGCTAAACTTCCGTCCACAATTACTGAAATTGCGCTTTCGCCTAATGAACTGTATCCAGTATTGTCAATTAAATATTGCAATGCACCCGATACATCTTTATCTGTAACAATTACCCTAGTGTCGTTATCAACAATTTGGAACGTAGGATTATCTCTAATTGCATCGTCAACATATTTCTTATTAGGAATATCATCGTCGTGCGTTACCTGCGCCTCGTAAGTAGTAGTACCGAGTACTTTTACTACACCTGCCCCTGTACCAATAAGTGTTAAATCACCTTGGTCTGTGACAGAGTTAGTGAGAATTTTTTTAACTCTTAATCCACTATCGTTAAAGTTATAAGTGCCGTCTAAGCCCTTAGCAATATTAAACGTGTCATCAACTTCATCAAAAAAGAATGAAGCAGGTGTTAATGTTCCTCTATCAATTTGCAATCCAGCAAATCTTAAAGAAACACCGTCACCTGTTTCACCATAGTTTAATTCAATTACATTATCATTAACATTTAAGTTTTCAGCTTCGACAGTTAATGTATCACCTTCAACAATTAAGTTTCCTGTGATACGTACTTCACCAATACCGACTCCAGTATCAAATAATACCTTTGATCCTTCTCCGGTTTTGATTGTGTAATCACCGTTGGTTTGTACTAACTGTGCCATTCTTTATACCTTATACGTCTGTTAACACTAATACGTTTGTAGTTGAGTCATCACTTACTGACCACTTGTAACGGTTGCTGCTAAAATCAGTAGCAATCTTGTTTGACATTTTCATAACGTTAATTGCTTGTCCGTTATAGTATCCGATGATAACCATCTCGCCAACAAGTACAGCTGACGAATCAGTAACTTTGTTTACAAGTTTACAAATAGCTTGTTCACCTTCGTCGACTGATTGTACTAAAAATCTACGTGAAGATTTTTGTTTTACAATGAAAATATCTGCTCCACCGTCAGTAGCATTAACGATCTTGCCGCCTACCCATGCTGCTTCAACTGGAATTTTTGGTGTGGCGTCTACGCCTAATGCACCGAAGTGTTTTTTATTAATTGGTCTTCCCATTTTGTTTCTCCTTAAAATGACGTTCTAGGTCTACGCGGATGGTATTCCGCATAAGTCCGCCGTTGTCAGCGGCACACTTTTGACATATGTATTTATCAACTTGATAAGATAAAAAAATAAAGTCATAAAAAAAGGGCGACCTAAGCCGCCCTTTAAAGTTACTAATTGTGTAACTAAGTCTTAAGCAAATCTTAAGTTAGCTGATGTAACACCAACTTTACCTAAGTAGTCAGCTGCGTTACCAAGAGATGATGCTGTGTTTGTTAATTCAACATAGCCATATCTTGTCATGAAGCTAACGACTGGCTCAAACGTATCTGGATCCAGTACAACACCGCTTGACATCAATGGGATGTATGGGCAGTAAAACGCTGCTGCGTCAGACTCTGAAGAGCCTTTGTAACCGATCAACACATCGTCGTCAGTTGCATAACCGTTAACGTATACACGCATTGCACCGTTTAAAGTACCTACAAACTTAGTGTTTGTTGGAGCTTCAAAAGTACCTTCAGTTGTTCTTGCAAACGCTGAAGTTGTAGCAGACTGTAACAAAGTTAGTACTGTTGGTGAAACAACAGCCCAGTTACCTGCGCCTCTACGTGTACGCTGTGCAATCAAGTTTGATACTCTGTTAATTTGAACAGCTAAAGCAGCATGTTCGTCACCAACAAAAGTAGCAGTACCTGAAACAGCACCTTGGTCATAAGTTAATGCAGCTGAGCCAGCAAGTGATTTCAATGAAGCAATCACTTCTTGGTCGATTTCTGCAGTAATTTCTTGAGCCAATGCAGCCATAATCTCTGCTTCGATGTCAATACCCTGTTGAGCTTGTGCATCTTGAGCAGCTTCAAATGTCCAACGAGCACTCAACTTACGAGTTTTCGCTTCGACAGTTTGTTTCAAGATTTGGATGCTTAGTTTATTTCCTGGTACACCTTCTAAAGCTGCTGTACTAGCTGCTTTATCAGAAGTTGCGCCGGAATAACCTTCAGCAATCTTGAATGGCGATAGTGCCTCATCACCAGCTGTTGTATCCGTACCACTTGCAGAGTTGAACGCATCTGCGTAACGTACTCTTAAAGTGTGGATTTGACCAACTGGTCCAGTCATTGGTTGTACTCCAACTAATTCATTTGCGATGACAGTTGGCATTACACGTCTGATCACTGGAAGGATCACACGATTTAGTGTTGCAACGTTGCCGGCAGATGTAGCTCCTGCAGTAGCAGACTCATTCAAATACGTGCGGGTATTCTCCAGAGTTGCTGCCATAACAGAACGCTTGTTACCTTGAAGCCCTTCGAGAAGAGCGTCTTTGGTTTCTGACCAGCGACTTTCTAGTAGTTGTGACATTGTTTTTTCTCCTTAAACTTTTAAGCCCGCAAGCCTGCGGATGTCAAATATCTCAGCAGTTTTTTCTCCACTGCTAATTTGATTGCCTGAACTTCTGTTGCCTGTTATTTCTTTGCCTTCTGTCAACGCTGCTTTTTTGGGAGCACCACCTTCCATTACGGAAGATATGTACTTGTCAAATGCAGTGTGCAATTTAGTAGTCTGTACAGATTCTAATAACTCACCCATTACCTCACGCTTCTCTGCTGAAAGAGGTCCTAGCAATTCTGCCATTACTTCTGTTCTAGCTGCGCTATTTTTGATACGAGCAATTTCTGCATCACGACTTTCTACTAACTTTTTAGATTCTGCAACAATTACTGCTGCTTCTTTTACTTCAGCATCTTTCTGTTTTACAACTTTAAGAAGTTTTGAAGTTTCAGATTTTTCATTTAAGTGGCTAGTAGCATATTCACTTGCGAACGATTCAAAAAGTCTGCGACCGAAGTCGTTTTCTCTCGCTGCTTGAATATCTTCTTTCAATTGAACCATTTCAGATTTAATACCTTTCGATACTGTTTCTTCAATGACCTTCGATGCTTTATTGATAAAGTCTTTCCTAGCTGCTTCAAATTTAACTTTGCTATCTCTAACAAGTTTAACTTTTGTTTCTGCTAAGTCTTTCTTATCAGCATGGAATTCTGCAATTTCTTTTGAAAGTGCATCAACGATAAAAGATTCAAGTTTACCAACGTTACCTGCAACTGCTTTACGATCTTCACGAAGTTCTGCTAACTCATTCTTAAGATTCTTAAGAACAAATGCTTCCATAGCTTTTGAATCTTTTACGATTTTTTCAGCATATTTGGCTTTAGCTTCGATAAGTCCTTGACGGTCTTCAGCAAATTCTGATAGCTCAGCTTGTATTCTGTCTGCTAACATATTTTCAACTGCTTCAACCATTGCGGTCTTATCATGTTCGTACTTCTGTGCATATTCTTCACGCAATTGTGTAGTAACATTGTTACGGTTTTCTTGAACTGTTGTTTCCCAAGCGGTTTCAATTTCCGACTTGACTTCTTCGGAAATCACATTAGTTTCGAATAGTTGTTTTACAAACTCTAGCATAGTGATTCTCCTACGTTTTGTTTAAACTTGAAATAAACTTTTTCAAGCTCTCTGCTATATACTTCTGTGCCTGTGGGTCGCCTTTAACTTCTTGTGCCACTTGAAATGCCTTGTAGCCACCTGTATTATTCATTAGGTGTTCGTAAACTGGTGTTGGGTATGCTCCCGGAGCAGATGGTTGAGCTACAACATCAACAGTAATAATTTCAAATCCTTGAACATTACCGTCTCCGTCAACTTCGCCTGACCCTCTACTTGAAACTCCCAACTTAACTCCGCTTTCCAACATCGATGTTACAATTTGTCCCATCGGTGTTGGCAGCATTTTAAGTTTTCCGTAGCCATTTGGACCATCCATCCACATTTTAGTAATCATGTGACTGACCCTGTCCAAATTGATGCGTAAATCTTGTGGGTGATCAACTTCCCCTAGCACTGAATACCCCCCAGAAATCTGTTCGTTGAGCGTCTTAACAGCCCTGTCAATTTCCTTCGAAGAATAAACACGTTGGTTAGCATTACGAATGTCACCTTGAATACAGATACCACTCAGATGTAATGTTTTACCCTCGGTCTCATCACGCTCAAGTACGATTTTAGCCTGATCGAAGCTCAGATGTTCTGCTAGTGTAGTTTTCATCACTTTTTAGTATTTCCTTTTACTATCGTTTGCTACGGAAAATCGATTGCTTGTTATCAGCTGATTCTTTGCTACCTGCTTTTTCAGCGCCATGTCCTTTAGTGCTGTCCATTTTAGTTGCTGTTTTTGAACCAGGCTTGTTAACATTACCTGCATTTTCTTCTTTAGGTGTAATATCTGCTAATCCACCGTCATTTTTACCTGACTCTGTGCCGCCTTTTGCGATGTTAGCAGTTGTTCCACCCATATCGTTTTTCATGTTGTCAACAATTGATTTTTTGTTGTCTGCTGTTTCTGCACTGCCTTTTGATTCAGCACCGTGTCCACCAGCTACTTTTTCAACATACTCACGAAATGTGTCTAGTTCGTCAACTTCAGAAGCTTCTGGTGCAAATGCTTCTTCTTCTGCACCCATATCCATTTCTGGCTCACCTTCTTCGTCTCCGTCTACACCTTTGATTTCGTCAAACTTTGCTTGAAGTTCGTCAACGATTGAATCTAGATCTTGGAAAAGCTCTTCTGGCTCTTTCTCGCCTTCTTCATCA